CGCCTAAAGCGCATAGTTCTTATGTAAAGGCCGTCACACTATTTACTTTTAGTCAATAGAGCGGTACTTCATATACATCGCACTGATACCCCACTCGTGCCTCGACTTAATCGGTCGTTCAGCAGTCGTGGGTTGATAACCACGTGAGAAGTGCTATGTCAGTAGATTCTGGCCATGTATTCGGTAATTCCGTGACATGATAAGTTTTAGCCGTTAAACTAGACCCTGAAAGGGGCAACTAGGAGGCAACGAATAGAGTAGTTCGGGCTTAGCAATAAGCTAGCGTCGAGGTCCCCGTATTCGGAGAGCACCTGATTGCCAATGTATCAACATTGGTAGTCTTGTGGCAGCACTAACGATCTCATCTTTTACAATGAAATTCATTAATAACTTATTAAGTGTTTGTTGGAACCAATTCTTACTACTCGAAGGTCTTATAGATCGAACAGCGGAAGCTGTAGGACGTAAGTCCAGATCCCTTGAAAAAGGGAATCGGTGGATTCGACTAAATGAGTTTAAGAAATTTGTTAAAATAACCGCATGGATTACATCGACTAGTCACATGAGAGCTAATTATAACATTCTTATAGAACGTATAACTAAGTTAATCAAGGCCTCAGGTTTTACCTGGACCTTCGGATACCTTAAAGAAGCATCCAGATTAACAACAAGGGCTTTAGCCGGAACACCAGATTTCAAATCCTCCTTTGTGGGGAGAGATAAGTATGGATTGCCTAAAGTTATACCGGGTTACATTCGTGAAGTTCTGCGGTCGTTCATAGATAAAACTATGACAACTCAAACAGGACGACGGATTGTAATAGCTACATTGTCGATCTTAAGTATCTACAGGACTTTCCCAACTACGGTTTTACCATCTCTGGTAACTGTAATGGAGCCTTTTTCGGGAATAACAAAGTTATTGCCAGAAGAGGAGATGAAAGCTGCATTGATATCAATGGGTCACAATGGGAAATATCCAAGATTAAGTCTCGGTAATTTCAAACCTTTTCTTTCTCAAAAGTCAGGACCTAATGGAACTTTTGCAACGTGGAGTGCGGGGATTGATGCTATTGCATTCATCTCAACAAAACAAAACAGAGCGAAAATCCTACCTTTGGTTCGATGGATGTTAATCCAGAGAGCTTATGGTTGGGTCGCGTACTTTATTTTCTTGATTCTTGCATTCGGTTGGATATTATTAATACTCCAACATAGCAGAATCTGCCGACACCTCGTGCTTGGTAAATTAGGGGTTGTATATAATCAAGCGGGAAAAGCACGTGTAGTTGCTGCCACTAACTGGTGGTATCAATCTGCATTCGCTGGCCTGCATGAATCTATATTCCGACTCCTTCAGGGAATTAGTCAGGATGGTACACATAATCAAGAAGCTTGTTTTAACAAGTTTCTAACGAGATCAGATTTTAGAGAAAATCTAACTGGTTTCGATCTTAGTGCAGCAACCGACAGATTACCTATTGACCTTCAGAACCAAATTCTAAACGAATTGGGTCTTCCGGGAGATTTATGGAGAGAATTACTCGACATAAACTGGTTGTATATCGCCAATGAAGATACTACTATCGTTAATCTCGATGCAGATACTGAAGACCCAGATGGGTTACTTCAAAGTAAATTGCATACTAGACCAGATGGTACATTCTATCAGACTCATATATCACCTAAGAAAACACGTCTAGCTATCCGATACGAAGTAGGGCAACCCATGGGTGCTCTGAGTTCGTGGGCTATGCTTGCGCTTTCACATCATGTGATTGCGAGAATCGCGTTTATTAAAGCTCAACAAAGAC